CTTCACCTTGCATCTTTTCCGGCCCCGGAATTTTTGCACTCTTGAGGTGCTATGATACCCCACGAGAACAAAACGAGAACACCCGCCGTTCCGATAGTGTTGCAAAAATGCCACACCGGGGCATGGGACACCGGGGGGTTCTGGGATGCGTGAAATACCCACCGTGACAGAGGGGTAAAAATGGAGGTGTAAACCATGTGGGTGTTACAAGAATGTTCGAAAAGTGCAAAAATAAACTTTAGTTTATGGAAAAACAGGAAAATTACGTAAAAAATCTCCTTTTTGAGGGATAGAAGGGCGGGAGAGCGGGTGAACACGCCGGATTTTCAGCAGAAATGGATGGTTTACCTGCAGAGGTCTGGTGAGGAGTTCAATCCGAGTCTCTGCTGGGTAACCGGCGGAGAGTCATGTAACCCTGTCAAGAGAAATATTTTGGATTTGATGTGGTTTTTCTCTTGACATTTCCGAAATTATGTGTATAATATACCTATGTAATACACTAGAGTGATACTAGAGTGTCTCTAGTGTAGACTAAAGATACCTAATCTCCCTTATAATCCTTATAAAATCTATAAACACTAGAGATACACTAGTGTACACTAGTGATACACTAGTGTAGGATTCTTCAGGAAGAAGAAAAGGGGTTGGGGGAGAGTAGGATTCTTTTTCATCCCCCTTAGCTAGCGCCCAATCGAGACAACTTTTTTTCTTTCATCCCTCAAAAAAGGGTTGACAACGGGCAAAACTTAAGATATAACTAGGAGCAACATTGAAGACTTTCATCAATGATAACGTGATTGAGGAGTTCTACAAGGCGATAGCCAAGAACGATAACCAATTCCTCTTCTCCGTCTACATCCCTCACTCTGATGTGTTCTACGTCAGAGAAGCCCTATACCAGAAGACCGGGAAACGGTACACACTTGATTACGTTGAGTGGGCAATGCTTAAGGAAGGGATGATTTCTGTTGACCTATGCCATAATGGGGAAGAGAAGCTGACGTGGGAAGAATACCCATATCAGAAGGAAACTAGGGCAAATGGCGAACGGAGACGACAGACAGTGGCATCTTGACAAGAGGGTACCAATTGCCCTCATTTTTGCTATCATGATGCAGACGGCTGCTGCGGTTTGGTGGGCTGCAGGTATCTCCGAGAGAATGAACCAGATCGAACGCAGGCAAGAGGTTGCAGGTGCAAGATCGGAAAACCAAGACGAACTCCTCGCACGGCAAGGGCAACGGATTGCTGTTCTGACGGAAGCCATTGCAAACACTAACCGGAACCTTGAGAGACTCAACGGGGAAGTCGGCAACACCAACGAACTGCTAAGGCAGTTCCTGCTGAACCATAATGGATTGAATGGGGACGCAAAATGATTAACTGGATCAAGAGAATCCTAAACCGAGAGGAAACCGAAATGACTGAAGAAAACAAACTGCCCACGAAGAAGTTCTGGGAATCGAAGCTGAACTGGACCGGTCTGGCTTCGTTCCTCATTGGCGTCCTTGCCTTCTACGATATCATCCCCGCCGGGTCTGAGCAGAAGTTTCTGGAGACCGTGATGATGGTGGGTGGTGCCCTCGTGCCCGTCCTTCGTACCTACTTCACCAACACCGAAATTGAAAAATGAAACCCGAAATTGCCTCAGGCTTGATCGTCACCTTGGTCAAGTCTTTTCTTCTCTACCTCAAGCTTATCTACAAGGGCAAGGTGGAGAACGAGGTCTTGGAAGCGATTGCGGAGGAAAAGAGGGAAGAGTATGAGAGGGTCAAGAAATATCTTGAAGCGGTGGAAGACCCTCGCAGCGAGTCTATCGATGATCTTCGTAGCGAGTTGCTCAAGCGTTCAAAACAGCGCTGAGGCTTACTGCGATATCACCAAGGAATCCTACGCCAAGCATGCTGAAGCCTTGGTGGAGGTGAAGAATGAAGAAGCGATCTACACCGGAGTGCTGGTGATCAGACAGAGGGATGCCTTCTGCAATGGGCATTTCCTAGAAACAGGAGACTAAGATGCCTTTTGCAAACATGGATAACGAACAGGATAATATCCTCACCTTCCTTAACAACGTCGAGGGTGTTCTGGGTGCCACCCCCGCTGCTGGGACTGCTATCGCGGATATCACCACCGAAGCTACTACGGGCACCCTTCCGACGCCTGACGGTGCAGTGACCATTGCCAATGCCGCCACCCCTACCGTGGCTGAACTGCAGGAATACTGCGTAGAACTGGAAGCCAAGGTTGAGGCAATCCTTGCCGCCCTTCGCGCTCATGGTCTGATTGCTACCTAATGCCACGTAATTATCGCAAAGAATATGATAACTACCAAGGGTCTCCTGAGCAGAAGGCCCGAAGGGCTGCTCGTGGACGAGCGAGGTATAAAGCCATGAAGGCTGGTGTTGTTAAAAAGGGTGATGGTTTGGATATTCACCACAAGAACGGGAACCCTTTGGATAACCGTCCTTCTAATCTCGCGAAAACTACGAAGCGAGCAAACCGGTCCTTCCCTCGGACCAAAACAGCAAGGAAGAAATGACAATGGCAAGAGATGACAAGGAAGATCGTTACAAGGAGGGCGTAGACTTCGAATGGGTTAAGGCCAAAGGCTCTAACTACAGGACTCGTCGTTTCTTCTCCAAGGCAGAGAAGCGCGCTCGCGCTGAAAAGAAAGAGACCGCCAAGGCGGCTACTGATGACAAGCCGACTGGTTCGACCAAGAGTGCCCCGGAGACCTCTCCGCGTCCGAAGCCCCGCCCCAAGCGTAAGCCTGAACCCACCCGTGGTCCGGATGATGGCAGCCGTGGTGGCCAGACGCCTAATCCTCCCCGCAGGAACCCGAAGAGTGGGGCCTCTCGCAGCACCAGTGGCAAGGTCAAGCCCCGTCCGCGCGCAGGCGACCTGATGCAAACGGGTAGCCTCAGTGTTCCGGACAAGGATCACCCCACTGGCAGCATCCCCACCTACAACGACCAGCGTTCGCGGGCCCTCCAGCGTCGCGAGGAAGAGCGTGAGGCAAGGGCTGCGGCTCGGGCCGAAGGTGGCCGTGAATCTCCCCTTGGCCGGATCATGGACCGTGTCTTTGGTGGCACCGGCTCCTCGTCCACCAGTGGTCAAAGCTCTCGTACCCGTGGTGGCAGCGCTGCCCGTGGTATGAACAAGGGTGGTCTGGTTGATACGACCAACAAGGGCAAGGTTGGTGCTTCGATGGCTCCCACGCAGAAAAAGTTCAAGACTCAAACTCGGACAAGAAAAGGTCGATAATGAAGAAGAACTACTCCCCTCAGCAACTGAAATTTTTGGAGGTCCTCTTCGAAGAAGCTGAGGGGGACCCCACTAAGGCGAAGAAGATAGCCGGGTATTCTGAAAATACCCGCGCTGCTGATGTTCTCAACACTCTTGAGGACGAAGTCTTCGAGTTGACCAAAAAGTATATCGTTCGCGTTGGTACCAAAGCTGCCTACGCAATGAACCATATTATTGACAACCCAACTGCCCTCGGTAACAGGGAACGTCTTGCTGCTGCAAAAGAAGTCCTTGACCGCGCTGGCTTCAACAAGACGGAGAAGGTGGAAGTGAAATCAGACACCCCTGTTTTCATTCTCCCCGCCAAAGAAGAGAACGATGACTGAAGAAACAGATCACAAGTGGAGAAGCATTCCAAGATACAACAAGCATATTCCTTGGGGATACAAGGTCTCAGAACGAGATGAAGACATTCTGGACCCTATCCCCGAGGAGCTTGAACTCTTGGAGAAAGCAAAGGAGCACTTGAAAAACTATAGCCTCAGGGTAGTGGCAGAATGGCTTTCAGCAGCCTCTGGTCGTTACATCTCTCACATGGGGCTGAAAAGGAGACTTGAGAGTGAGCGAAAGTACAAAAGCCAAGCCAATGGATATTACGCAGCAGCCCTCGGTCTACAAAAGACGCTCGAAAAACTCCGCAAGATCGAAGAAGAAACCCTCGGCGCGACAAAAGAACCCTCAAGGGCAAGGGAGTTCCCAGACTTCGGTATTGACGCCCGCGACTATAAACCCGGCACCCGTAAATGTTAATGCTGCACAAGAGGTCATCTTTCAACCCAATCCGGGTCCTCAAACAGAGTTTCTTTCTGCCTCTGAGCAGGAAGTTCTCTACGGAGGGGCTGCTGGTGGCGGCAAAATTGGTTACGAATACCAATCCATCCTGACCCCCGAAGGTTGGAAGGGTTGGGCCGACCTGCAGGTGGGGGATGTTATCTGCGACCCGGTCACGGGGGGTACCCAAACCATTACTCACCTTTTTGCTTGGGAAACTCTGCCCGTGTGGGAGATAGAGTTTGATGATGGCACAGTGTTTGATACTGCAGAAGAGCATCTCTGGCGCTACAGGATAGCACGGGACGGGGCAGATAGGGCTAGAATCGCCTCTACTTCGGACATGGAAAAACATATGTCTGAGCGCAAGCAGTCTGCTATTATTCAGACCACTACTCCGGTGGAATTTGCAAAGCGGGATATAAAAATCCCCCCTTACCTCTTGGGGTGCTTACTTGGCGATGGTTGCATAACCACCCCCAGCATCAGCTACACAAGCCACGAAGATGACTGGCCCTTTTACTACGATTTCTTCGACCAACCGGATGTTAAAGTTTCTAAGCAAACTGTTCGTTTTGTAGGGAAGGAGAGGGGGTTTTTGGTTGAGGGCCTTCGCCACTACGGCTTGTTGGGTAAAAAGTCCGCAGAAAAATTTGTCCCAGAGGACTATCTTTGGAACTCTCTCGAAACTCGCAAAGAGTTGCTTCGGGGTCTTATGGATACGGACGGCTATAGAGACCCGCAACGAGCGAGGGCAGAGTTTACCACCGTGTCCCCATACCTAAACGATGCCGTTGTTTTCTTGGCAAGGTCTTTGGGTTACCGAGTCACCACCTACGAAAAGGTGGGCAGCTACCGGGGAGTAAGTGGTGACAAGGTCTTTTGCCAAAAAGTCTATCGGACCTATATTACCGGGGAGCATGTTGATGACATCTTCAAACTCCCTCGTAAGAAGACTGGGGTAGTAGGTAAGCAACTTGGTCGCAAGGTAGTCAGGGTCAACAAGGACACTGGCAGGACTGCAAAGGGTAGATGCATCTCCGTGTCGGGGGAACACAACCTTTACATCACGGATGATTTTGTTGTTACACACAACAGTTACGCAATGCTGGCCGACCCTGTCCGCAATTTTAATAACCCTCATGCTAAGCAGCTTCTGGTTCGTAGATCGACTGAGGAACTTCGTGAACTGATTGCAACTTCCAAGTTGCTTTACCCTCGTGCAATTCCCGGTATCAAGTTCTCAGAAAGAGACAAGACTTGGATTGCACCTTCCGGGGCTACGCTCTGGATGTCCTACCTAGACAGGGACGATGACGTTCTGCGGTATCAGGGTCAGGCTTTTACTTGGATTGGATTTGACGAACTTACCCAGTGGCCAACGCCCTATGCTTGGAACTACCTCCGGTCTCGTCTTCGTACTACAGCGAGTTCCGGACTCAAGCTGTACCAGAGGGCCACAAGCAACCCCGGTGGACCGGGGCATCAGTGGGTAAAGAAGATGTTTGTTGATCCGAGCACCCCCGGAATGTCTTTCTGGGCTACGGATCACGAAACTGGAGAAGTCCTGAAATGGCCTTCTGGTCATAGTAAAGCAGGACAACCTCTGTTCAAGCGTCGGTTTATCCCGGCAACACTATTTGATAACCCCTACCTTTCGGAGGATGGACTTTATGAAGCTAACCTTTTGTCGCTTCCAGAACACCAAAGAAGGCAACTTCTTTCTGGCGATTGGGATGTCAATGAAGGAGCAGCTTTTCCGGAGTTCAATCGCAAAATACATGTCATTGACCCGTATGATATCCCAGATTCTTGGACAAAGTTTCGGGCTTGTGACTATGGCTACGGTTCCCACACGGGCGTCCTGTGGTTCGCAGTCACACCCTCGGAACAACTGGTAGTCTACCGGGAACTTTACGTTTCAAAAGTGACTGCTTCCGATTTGGCAGATATGATTCTTGACATTGAAGATGGTGAAAAGATCAGGTATGGCGTATTGGATAGCAGTCTTTGGCATCAACGTGGTGATCGTGGTCCTTCTCTTGCTCAGCAGATGATTCAAAAAGGTTGCCGCTGGAGACCTTCAGACAGGTCCAAAGGCTCCCGAGTGTCAGGTAAGAACGAAATTCACCGCAGGTTGCAAGTTGATGAGTTCACCCAAGAGCCTCGGATGGTGGTCTTCAACAATTGCAACAACCTGATCAACCAGCTTCCGGCAATCCCTCTTGACAGGAATAACCCGGAAGATGTGGATACTAACGCTGAAGACCACCTCTATGATGCCCTTCGTTATGGTGTCATGACTCGCCCAAGGTCCAGCATCTTTGATTTTGACCCTGCCAAGCAGGATAGGGGCTTCCAGATGGCAGATGAGACCTTCGGGTACTAAGGAGAGATAGATGGAAGAAGAACTGAACATGGACGATGACATCCTTTCGTCTATCAAGGATACCAACGAAGACGAAGTGATGGACCCCGGAGTTGGCAATATTGCCTCTTACGTCCGTGATCGCTTCAAGAAGGCTGCTGAAATCCGTCAATCTGATGAGCAGCGTTGGATGCGGGCTTATCGGAACTACCGTGGCATCTACGACCAGTCGATGCAATTCACGTCTACCGAAAAGTCTAGGGTTTTTGTAAAGATCACCAAGACCAAGGTCAACGCTGCCTACGGCCAGATTACTGAGGTCCTCTTCGGTAACAACCGCTTCCCGTTGTCGATCAATCCTACCATCCTTCCGGAGGGTATCAAGGAATCGGTCTACATCGAAACCAATTCCAAAACGGGTGGGGGACAGCCCGGTGCTGGAATGCCTCTGGGAGGCGCTGAGAGCGCCGCTGAGGGGCCTCCGGGGCTTCTGCCGGGGGAGACTATGGCAGAGCTTAAAAGTCGCCTCGGAGCGCTGACTAAAAAGCTTGAACCTGTCATGGATTCCGTCAAGGAGGGCGACGGAACTGGACCTACTCAGATTCCTTTCTACCCCGCCATGGTCACGGCCAAGAAGATGGAAAAGAAGATTCACGACCAGATCGATGAATCTGATGGCAAGAAGCATCTTCGGTCCACCGCCTTTGAGTGTGCTCTTCTTGGCACTGGTGCAATGAAGGGACCTTTTGTTGTAGACAAGGAGTATCCTGTCTGGACTGATGACGGTGAATATTCTCCGATAACCAAAGCTTCTCCTAACATCTCGCATGTTTCCATCTGGAATCTGTATCCGGACCCGGATGCTACCAACATGTCGGATGCAGAGTATATCATTGAACGGCACAAGATGCCTCGTTCTCAGCTTCGTGGTCTCAAGCGTCGTCCCCACTTTCGCCCCAACAAAGTTGATATGGCCATCAAGTATGGTGAAAACTATACTCCCGAGTGGTGGGAACATGAGATGGAGGACAATCGGCAGCAGGGGCCTCTAGAGCGCTATGAAGTTCTGGAATTCTGGGGCTTTGTTGATACGGAGCTTCTGGAACGTGAGGGTGTCGATGTTCCCAAAGAACTGAAGGGGCAAGAACAAGTCTCTGTCAACATCTGGACTTGTAATGATCAAGTTCTCCGCTTTGTCCTGAACCCGTTCAAGCCTGCTTACCTTCCCTACTACTGCGTTCCCTATGAACTCAATCCCTATAGCTTCTTTGGTATTGGGGTTGCTGAAAACATGGAAGACACTCAGACAATCATGAACGGCTTCATGCGTATGTCGATTGACAACGCTGCCCTGTCTGGAAACCTGCTTATTGAAGTTGACGAAGACAACTTGGCTCCCGGCCAAGATTTGACCGTGTATCCCGGTAAGGTATTCCGCCGCTCTGGTGGTGCTCCGGGTCAAGCGATTTTTGGTACCAAGTTCCCCAACGTTGCTAACGAGAATATGCAGATGTTCGACAAAGCTCGCCAACTTGCAGACGAGTCTACCGGTTTCCCCTCGTTTGCACATGGCCAGACCGGCGTGACCGGCGTGGGCAGAACCGCCTCTGGCATCTCCATGTTGATGCAAGCTGCTCATGGAGCTATCCGCTCGGTTATCAAGAACTTTGACGATTATCTGCTAGGTCCCCTCGGCAAATCACTGTATTACTTCAACATGCAGTTTGACTTCGATCCGGAACTCCAAGGCGATTTTGAGGTCAAGGCCGAGGGGACTGAATCTCTCATGGCTAACGAAGTTCGTAGCCAACGTCTGATGCAGTTCCTTGGCATTGTTCAGAACCCTGTTCTGGCTCCCTTTGCCAAGATGGATTATATCATTCGTGAGATTGCCAAGAGTATGGACCTTGATCCTGACAAGGTTGCTAACTCTATGGGTGAGGCAGCTATTCAAGCTGAACTTCTTAAGAAGTTCCAAGCTCCTCCGCCTGAACTTGCTCCGGGGACTGTTCCTCCGGGGACTCCTATTGGTCCTCAGGGTGGGCCTCCTAAACAACCGGGTCAGCCCCAGCAAGCTAAACCCCCTGCCGGTGTTCAGGCAACCGATACGCAAGGCTCTGGCGGTGGCAACATTGGCACTGGCAGCGTTCCTCCGCCGGGAGTCCAAGGCTTCAGCGGTAATACCGGAGGTATGGAATGAGCATCAAATCGTTAGTTAATACGCCTAACCACTACAACGCTCTTATGGAAGAGCTTGATCTTTGGATTGAGAAAGAACGTAGGGGTCTTGAAACAAGCACCGACATTGAGAACATTTACCGCTACCAAGGTGCTGTCCGCGTTTTGCGGAGACTTAAGCAACTAAGGGAGCTTGTAAATGCGCAATCTTGAAGAGGAAATGAGCAACATGATTGAACGTGACCCCGTCAGTGGGAATGAAGTGCCCCCCGGCGCTATGCCGAAAGAAGTTCGTGATGATGTAGACGCGAAACTGAGCGACGGTGAGTATGTGCTCCCTGCTGATGTGGTTCGCTATTTTGGGGTAGCACATATCGAGAAAATGGTCAAGCAGGCCAAAGAAGGTATGGTTGAAATGGCTCAAAATGGCCGTATCAACGGTAAGGAAGACCCTCGCGTTGAGCCTCATCAGGCTCAGCAACAGGCTGTTCCTCAACCTGTTCCTCGCCAAATGGCTGGTGGTGGTTACAACTTTCTTCCCCAAGATGGCTCCCAACCGGTTCAATACCCGGCAATGGCTCAGGATGGCCTTAGTGCTGCTGAAGAACTTCGTAAGCGTCAAGAGGCTCCCGTAAAGATGGCCGATGGTGGCTACACCTCTGCAGCTAACCAGATTTTGGGTAACCAAAACTATGGCGAGGCAGCCAACCAAGTCCTCAATACCGGTGGGGTCTCTGGTTTTGATGCGGTTCGCAGTCTTGGCCGTGGGTTCTATGGCACCAATGCCGTTGGTGGCGCTGGTGGCATGGGTTCCGGTGGTGTAGAGACTCGCACCTATATCAACAAAGCTGGCGAACGTATCTCCGTCATGTTCATCAACGGCACCCCGATTGCCGATATTCCCGATGGTTACGTCCCCGACACCCCGGAGGGGCGTAAGCAATTCGAACAGGCTGTCGTCGGTAGTGGCGAAGATGTTGCTGCCCCGGAAGTTGATGAGGATGGCCGCGATAACCGTGAGTCTAACGGTTGGAACGATCAAGACAAAGGTATTGCTCCTGAAGACAACTACTTCGGCATGAGCGCTGAGCAACTCTCCGCTGTTGGCGAGGCTCCCAATGGCATGGCCATGAAGGGTCTTGCTGGCATGGGTATCGCAGGTGCTGCCGTTGGTGCAATCAACGCGGTTCGCCAAGGTGAATACCTTGCTGATCTTCGTGCCCGAGCTACTGCTGCAAAAGAGCTTGGCTACACCGAAGCTGCTACAGCCCTCGAAAGTATGGCTGCGGATTTTGCAGAAGAAGTTCCTCAAGCGGTCAAGTGGGCTGAAAAGTTTGGTGGCGTGACCGGTGAGGGTATCCTCAAGAAGCATGCCGAAGCCTTCCAAGGTTACACTGAGCAACAAGTTCTTGAGGGAACCTATCTCGGGCAAGGTGGAGGCACTCCCGAAACTGGGGCTACTGGGACCACTGGAGCTACTGAGGTTGAAACCGCTGTTGACCAGAATGGTACTCCGATTTCGGCCGGTCCTCTTGGCACTGGTGGTCAGTGGAATACTAAAGACCCCAACAGTTCACCCTCTGATCTTTATGACTTGGGTGGCCAACGTCGCGGTGTTGGTAGAAATATGGATCTGAACCCCGTTGGACAAACCGGTGGCACAACCGGTCTTAACGAAAACCCTTGGGGCTTTATGGGCCTAGAAACTCCTGCTGGATTCAGCGATGCAGCAGTACTTCGTGGTAGCAAGATGGATACTCAAAACGGCAGGGCGCGTGTTAATAGTCTTTTGCCCCCGGATCGGGCCGAGGCCCCTGCTTACACAAGAATGCCCGAGGAAATTGTTAGCAGCAATCGAATTGAGGGTCTGGCAGACAATTTCAACACCCGCAGTGTGGACAACAGCAGTGGAGCAGAGGATCGTCGCGCTGAAGAGCGGGCAAGAGAAACTTCTTCTCGACAAGCTTCCGGTGCCCTTAACGACTTTGATAACAACGTTAACGAAGTTGTTCGTGATGCCCAAAATCGTGGCGCAAGTCGAGCCGAAACAGACGCCATCAGGGATGAAGCTGAAAACATTCGCGACGCTCTTGAGAACCGTGAACGTGGTCTTTCTGTTGGATTTGCCAAGGGTGGCCTTGTTGCTCGCAAGGCTATGCGACCCACCAAATCCCGTCGCAAAATCCGTACTGTAGAACGTTAATTGTTACAATATAACAATAAGGCTACTCCCATAGTGGACCCCATAGAAAGGAAATGTAATGCCTGAAGTTGCTGAAGTTGAACAAGT